TACACATAGAGCGCGGCAAGGTCGGCTTCAACTTCGTTAGTGATCGTTCTCATAGCCTGGAAAAACTGGTCGATCAATACGGTATTGTGCATGCCGTTGAGAGCCATCTGCTCTTCACCAGTCCAGTTCACCGGAACCATTTTTGATTTCTGAATCGTCATGGTCTTTTTGCCGAGATTCTGATCACCAGAATCAGGCGAAGCAGGGCCGGGGGTGATGTTGACGGCAGTCGCACCGGCAGTAACGGGCGAAGTGATCTCCTGCCCGACGGCGGCATTGGCTTCACCGGCATTGATTGTCACGGCAGGAATCATGCCTACCAGCTCACGGGACACCTGGTCAACAGCCGTGTAAATCACCGGGATCAATCCGGTCAGAGTGTTACCCATTATGTTTCCTCCAAATCAGTTTAGTTGTTCAGTCGATGATGGTTATTCCTTTCCCGATTGCTTCGCTCTTCTGCAGCGGCGTGAGCGCATCAAATGCGCTCCGCTTCATGGTGCTTGACCCGCCACCGCCATATCCGGGCCCCTGCGCTCCGCTTCCACCAGGTCCGGCGGCTACAAAATGGGCGTTCTCTTTCAGGAAGCCTTCGACCAGGTCAGCTACAGAGACAGCCTTGCCGGCCTTGAATGCCGGTTTGCCTTCGGCGTCGAGCACTTCAAGGCTTCCAGCCTCGGTCGTGCGTACATTGCCCTTCAGCAGGTCCTTGACCTGCTCCGGGCTGATGGCATTCTGAGCGGCCGCCTCGCGCACAAGCGCGCCGTCGATCCGCTCGGCAGAAAGCTGCGCCTTGAGCTTGCCGGTTTCGGTGTCGTGTTCGGTTTTCTGCTGTGCGATGATCTTTTCGTATTCGCCCTTTCGCTCAGCTTCCTTGCGCTGGCGCGCGGCATCTTCTGTTTTCAGCCGCTCGAACTCCTTCGGGTCGATGCCGCTGTACTGGCTTGTCGCAGCAGCTACGCGCTCGGCAGCGATGCGATCGACATCTGCCTGGGTGTACGTCGGGGGATTTGAGGGTGGCGTTGCCGGGGGAGCGCCGGCACCTGGTCCGCCGGTATTGTCGACAAACAAGGTTCCGGCTGAGATCATGCGCAAGAAGGGGGAGAAAAGATTTTTCATGGTCGATGCCTGAGTGTTTCTAAAAATTCCTGTCACAGGTGGAAATTAATAGAAATATCCAGAAACATCAAAGCGCACTCTTACACTAATATTTCTTCTTTCTTAAATCTTTGTTCTCTATTCTCTATAGTAGTGACCTGCGATCTGTCCGTCATCTGTTTTTTGATCTGTCCGTTTTCTGCTCGCGGGTCGCTATATCCTATTATTCGGCAATAGATTAATCTGTCCGTTATCTGTTCGTCGATCTGTCCGGTATCTGTATCATGATCTGTCCGTTTTTAAAGGCGTTAATTTTATGGAGCCCCAACCATGAAAAAAATCGTCATCATCCTGCTCGCGCTGCTGGTAGCTTGCGCATCGTCGAAGCCGCTGCCGCCTTCTGACGCCGTGTATGTGCGTGGGTATAACCGACCGGATGGGAAGTATGTGAAGCCGCATTACCGCTCGCGGCCAGATGGAAGGGAGGATAATAACTATGGGCGGGAAGCGGAGTATAATCGATAATTTTTTATGGATAAAAAATTAGGTTTATCAATTTCAATTTTTGGTCCTTTTGTATTGTTTGTTGCAAGTTTAAAGCATTGGTATTATTATCAGCATTTTGGTGTTAGTATATTTCGATTCATGGACATTTCCGAGGTTGTTTCTTTATATCTCGGTGATTTGATGATTGTTTTATTGTCGGGCTTGCCTGGCGTGATACTGTCTTATTATATTTTAAAGGATAAAAGAAAGCTGAATTACGATAAGCGTCAAGACCGTTTTTTTGGTTTTATTTATAATTATTTAACAGAGATATATTTCATTGTTTCTATAGTTTCGTATTTTTTGCAAGGAATGCATGATTTTGCATATGTTATGTGTGAGTGGTTTGTTGGTTATGAGCTGTTCCTTTTTTTTATAAAAAAAATTACGAAATATTTGAGGGATGAAAAAAAAACAGAAGAATATTATTTATGGGTTATTTTTTTTATGATGAGTGCCGTTTGGGGCTCATATATGCATGCAAGATATGAGATTTATGAAGTCTCGCATAAGAAGCAAAAATATATTCTATATTTTTCGGGATCAAAATTAAGTCTTGATGATGATGTGAGGTTTTATATAGGGAATACATCAAAATATTTATTTTGTTCTGTCGCTGGCTATGTTCATGTGTATAAGATGGATGATATTAAAGAGATGGTTATTTATAAATGACTATTACGCTCTATTCGCCACATTAGTTGTGGCTTAAATTTAGCCTTGATAGTTCATTGTTTAAATGGCTCAATCAACTGTTGGTTTCATTACACTCAGGGTAACATATTTTCCTATGAATAATAACGCAGAACAACCAACAGACGCTGATATCGTCCGTGTAATAGAGAGCACGATCGCTGCAAAAAATCAGGAGGTTATGGGCACGATTGAAGATATCAAGGATACGATTACCCACTCGACTTGGCTTTCAGTAGTTGCTGTTGGAGTCTTGGCAGCAGTCGCTACTATCGTATCTCCATCTCAGTGCATTTGGGTGCAAATAACGGGCGCTTGCTCGATAACTGCGGCTTGCATTTCAATCGTGAACTCAATGCAACAAAGCACACTATCAAATACAATGCTTTATCTCAACCGGCAACTCCTTTTAGGAAACAGCGCTATTCAAACTGAACTTCTGGCGAGACGCCCAAAGCCTGACAATTTGGAGGTTTTCTCACAGCAAATTATTAATGAATCGGTTGTCTCCGGTGAGTATCGAATCAAAATATTTGATATCAAGAGCGCAATCAAAGCGGAAGGGAACACCGAACGCTATGCTAATTTGCAAGCAAAACTACTCCTCGCGTCAGTAGTTCTTTTTGGCGTTGCGGCTGTCCTGCCTTCAGTTACACCTTATCTCTCACCATGTAAAAGTGTAACTCAACCAAGACCAGAAGCTCCGGCCAATAAAGGGATACCTATCAGCACTAAACCATGAGGAAAAACCTTTATTGATATGGAGATTGTTCGATATAACTGCCCAGTGATGCTCAACTAAAACGTGAGATCATGTCTCCTGAAATTTTCCGTTCCCTAGCCAAAGAAATTGTTATTCAGACCATTTCAGAACATTGGCTGTATTATGCTATTATAGCAGGGCTTACCATTTTTTTTTCAACTGTTGGATCATTCCTTAGTTCCTATTTTTCCAGACGAGCAGAGCATAGGGCTCTTGAGGACGACTTTGATGACGTCAAACGACAACTTCGTGATACTACTGCGATCAGTGAGTCGATTAAGGTGGATATTAAGCAGTTGTCCGATAGGTCTGAAAAACTGCAATGGCTGAAGCGTGAAAAACTTGAGGACTATGTCGTGGCAGTTCTTCGAGGCATCGAGTACTTGACGCTAGTTATGAGACACTATTTTTTTGATGCCGATCTGCCAAAAAACGAAGATCCACTCTTGGTTGCCGCTATGCTCCAAAAGCTCTACTTACCTGAACTTGATGAAGAACACTCAATGCTAATGAAGGCTGTAGCGGAATATCGATCATGGATCAGTTTGGGAATGCAGGAAAGACTTGAAATTTGGAAAGCGACCAATGTCAAGTCTGCACCGAGTCAGGAAACTTGTGAGCAATATACTACCCATCTCAAAAACATAAACGGTAGCGTTATTTTGGTTGAGCAAGCAGCAAAGAAATTAGCCCGTGAAATGAACCATGTCTAATCACCGTTTCTCAACTGTTCAATCAAGATAAATATTACGCTCAGCCACTAGCTTCCTTCAACCCGCTCCTGGCCGAGATACTGGGGAGTGAAAGCTTGTCGCGCTCCGCTGCCACTCAGCATATTGCCCCGGTGACCAGACCAGGCCTAACCACCTTGCCGCCATGGACCACCGCAACAGGCGCCCCCGCCGCGCAGCTTCCGCTTCGCTCGCGTGCCGCGTCGTGCCGCCTCTTGCTCGAGGCGGGCGCAGATCGCGGGCGCAGAAACGGCGCCAGCCTTGCGCGTCCTCGCTCCGCTCCTCACTCCGCCTGCGGGCTCTGGTCGCATGCTCCCACCGCCTCTCCGGCCTCCGCTCGTCGCTGCGTTGCGGTTCGCAGCTCGCGCCTGGTGGCGGTGGTAGCCGACGGCAAGACGGGCTACTGGAAATTTGCAGGGAAATCAATAAATTCGTGAAGGCGCCGGTCATTGAAGCCGATGACTGGCGATTAGAAAGCCGCAACGCCGTGGGGGCGCGTGCGGCTTTTGCCTTTTCATCCACCATGAAGTGTTGCGGTCACCAAGCTTCGCCGAACCGGTCCACTTGCTGCATAGAGAATGATTGGTGGTGGAGCTGATGATTCTTTAAATAAACTAGCCATGACACAATCAATGTTCATGTCATGGCCAGCATGGTCTACTTTTTTTCAGGACCTTTGGAATAACCCCATGGATAATGAAGTGGTTCATAGGATTTACTTGATCCGTCAGCATTGTGCTCAGTGATGTCTACGACATTTCCCGTTGTAGAGTTAACGGTGACATCTTTTGAGCTGCCGTCCGCTCGATGAGTGGTTTCTCTGTAGCCCCCAGGAACACTCGATTTTGACTTGTCTTCTGACATGATGATCTCCCTGATTGTATGCGCCGAGTATAATGTTAAACATCACACATATACGAACTTGGATTCGGCGGTTAGTAGTTCCTGAACATAATGCATAAAACAAAGTGCGTTGTGACCGTGCATGGCGCTCGCTCTTCGGTTGCACATGAAAGCACGCGATGCGCTCAGCGCCTGGCGAGCTTCGCTTGGGCTCCGCATCGCGCCCCGGCGGCGGACAGCAGCCGCGTAGGGGCCGCGCTTGCCTTGCTACGTGCGGCGCGGTTGCTGTCCGCCTTGCTTCCGGGCCGCCATGCTCCGCCAATCTCCCGGCGCTGCCGGGAGCCTGAACCGCCCGGGCACGCTTCCATTCGCTCCGGTCGCCCGCTCCGCTTTCCGCTCCCTGCGCTCCGCCTGGAAGCGCACCCCGGCGCCTGAACCCTTGTCGCGCTCCGCTCGCTCCACCTCGGGCGGCTTCGTCCGCTCTGCGCTCAGCCGCTCGCGCGCCTGAACTGCTCCGCTCCCGTCGCTGATCGCCCGAGACATCGCGGCTCCGCTTGGGCTCCGCATCGAGGCGCGGGGGCCGGACAGCCGCCGCATGAAGAGCGTGCTTGCCTTGCCGCGCGCGCCGGCGACTGTCCGCCCCTCTTTCCGCGCCCCAATGCTCCGGCAATCCCCGGCGGCTCGCCGGGGCCCGGACCGCCAGAGCGCAACGCCCTCCGTTCCGCTTTTCTGCGGGAGCTCCGCTACGCGCTGCGCGCAACGCTCCACCCCTCCGCTGCGCTCCACTCCAGGAATTGCGCCCAGGCGCTGAAGAGCGTCAGGGGCGCGACGGCCGCACGAAGCAGCCCACGCGCCCGAACAGCGGACGGCGGCGCGGGGGAGCCTCGCGCAGCGCTTCCCACCCGCCCGCCGACGCGCTGCAAAAACGCTCCGGCAATGCGCCTGCCTCAAGCATGTCGACACGGCCGCGCCGCAAGCAGCGGACGCGACGCGGCCATGTCGAACGGTAAATCCCGTCGGGTGCCGGTCGTGGTTCAGTCCTGCTCCGATACACGCCTCATGCTTCTCTGTCATGGAGCTTGCAAAAAACATCCCGCAAGCGCCACGCCAGAGGCATCAGGCGCTAATGTCGGTCGTCGAGGGTGCATCGGTGTCAAGCATGCGCCCCACGGCCGCGCAGGCGCGCCCGCAAGGTGGTCTGAAGTCTTGTCCCGCAGCGGCGCGCGCGAACAGCCGAGGGCGCGCTTGCTGCTTTATCCGTGCCGCTCGTTGTCCTGCCGTCGGTCCGGATCTCCGCACCCGCCGCTGTTCCGTCATGCTTCTTGCGGGGCTCAGGCAAGAAGCGCGCCGGGCGGCCGGTGCTCGTGCCAGGCCAGGCGTGCCGGCGGGGGCGGCATGGCGCTCATGCGTCCGGCTCCAGGCTGTCACGCCGCTTGCGGAAGAGGGCAAGCGGGCGCGCCCAGCCCTCCGCACGGCCGCTTCAGCGCATGAAGAGCGGGGCGCTTCGCGCGGGGGCGGTATGGCCGCTCTGCGGCATGGGGAGCAGGCCGCCCGCTGTCACGCTTTGTGCAGCGGAGGAGGCAAAAAGACGCGCCAGCGGGCGGGCGTCGGGCCTGTCACGCCGCTTGCCAAAGCAGCCGAGCAAGCGTCGCGCCAGGCCCTCCGCTATGCATGCTCATGGTGTCAGTCGTACCAGTTACATCAAGTAGCCTCCGGCGGGTAGCGGCATACCCGCGCTGTCACGCCGCTTTCATCGCTCAGGCAAGAGACGCGCCGGCGCTGCTGAAGAGCGTTCCGCTACGCTTGCCGTAAGTCATACCCGCTTCGCGGACAGTAATCACTTTCCCCGGTGGCCCGGCCAAAGAAAAGCCTGTTTGCCTTTTTCCACAAGGGCCGTTCGCTTCCGCGCTCCGCTTGTGCAGCTCACTTCCTCCCTTGCAGAAAAAGTTTGCCCGGCTTGGGGAGGCCGCTGTCCCACCGGGGAAAGGTTTTAGCAGCCAAAAATAGGAGGTTATCATGGTTTATTTAATCGCTTCGTCATCGTCGCTCGCCGGTGCTCGTAAACTGGTTTCTGAGTTTTTTTTCTGGAAAAAGGTTTCATTCGTGCAGGTGAGCAAAAACATCTGGTCGCTTTCTGCCGGCTCCGTCGCTATGCCTGCGTTCCGTATCATAAAAAAAGGAGGGCGTTACCGGTTTGAGCAGTCTATTCGTGTTCCGGGAGAATCTGCGTTATGGTAGGTTTTACCGGTTCCCGTCGTCCATCGCCTGCGCTGGCAGTCATCGCCTCGGGCGTCGCTGCGTCCTGCAGCTCGGCAGGGCTCTCTGTCGCCGTCGGCTGCGCTGCCGGCATCGATGCGGCCGTTCGTGCGGCCGTGCCTGGCGCGCGAGTTTTTGAGGCCTCGGGCGCGTCGCCCTGGGGCTATGTTGCACGATCGGTCGCGCTGGTCGAGGCTGTGCATGCGTCGGGTAGAGGAGCGCTCGCCGTGTTCCCGTCGCGGCAATGTCCGGCCGGGCTGGTTCCTTCGCGGCAGTCGGCTCGCTGCTTCTGTGGGTCAGGGTCGGGCACCTGGGCAACTGCTGCCTATGCTGCAGGCCTCGAGGTGCCGGTGTGTGTGTTCGGAGCGTTCGAGCTGCCGGTTTGGGGCGGGGTGTGGGAGCGGGTTGGGTGGGCGTGTGCGTTCAGCGGCGGGTGGGTGTGGCGGCCTGGGCAACTTGGCCTGTTCTGAAATGCGAAACCCCGGAGATCCCGGGGTTCTGCTTTTTTAACCATTCTGATCATTTTGCCGGAGTTTGAAATCTCCGCAGAAATCGTCTTCAGCCATGATAGGGAATTTTTTATGTGGGTCCACCGTGTGCGGTGCGCGGAATCTGCATTCCCCATGCGTTAAACTCCTTTCAGGGATCTTTTGCCGGAGCAGTTCCATAAATTCCGAATCTTCATCTTGTGCTGGTGTATTTCTTTTCCACCAGCGGCATTCAGAGCATGTTTCTGTCATGGGTCGTGATAATTATGAGCGTGTTCATTATTTGAAAGTAGCATTTCATCAACCAATCACAACCAACTCGTCCGTCTCCTCCTGCTCCGGCGGCGGGCTGCCGGGCTTGTGGGTGGAGTTATTATTTGTGGCGATTTAGTTGTATGGTCCTAAAAACCTATCTCCATTAAAGTGGATCAGGTGCGAAGGGGCATCGGCGACCCATACTTCCGTTTCCCATGCGATTTCAGAAAGGAAGCGCTGCATGATCGCGCGGGAGGGGAAGGCGGTCACATAGACCAACCCCGCAGAGCATCCGGCAAAAAGGGCGGCAAGTTCATGATGCCGCTTGCCGTCAACGGGGCCGTGGCTGGTCACGGACTCGATGAGCAAAAGCCAGTCTTTCGCGGGGAAATAAATCACTACGTCCGGCATTTTGCCGTGCGAGTCCACGTCAACCCGTAGTTCGGTCAACAAGGCTTTATCGAAGTAGCCCCATTTGTCTCCGGTGTCTCCGACGTAGACTAAAACGCCACCCGGCGCATAGCGCGGGGCAAAGTTTTCGATGATGGCTTTGATTAGGTCGCTGTGTTCGCCGGGGCTTAACTCAATGCTTTCGCCTTCGGCAATTTGGATAGGAACAAGCTTTTGATTCCGCTCTTTGGCGTATCTCGCCGCCAAAGTTTCCCGGATAGATAGATAATGCTCTAACGCATTGTCCCATGTGGACGTGCCGAAGGTCTTTAACAGGTCGAAAGTCTCCGGGGAAATCTGATAAACGGCGTTCGGGCTGTTAACGGGGCGGCTAGGCTGGTCGGGGTTATAGGTGGCAATCCCTGCGGCAACAAACTGGTGCATGGTTTGCCTCCGGAAAGTCTCGCGGGTGTTCGGGGCATAGGCTTTGCCGTATTTGTCGCGGCTGAAATCCATCATCGGGGTTATGCCGATGAGCGGGCTTTCGATTTCATCCCATGTTTTTTCAGGGGTCAGATTGAGCAAGGCGAGCAAGCAAAGCGCGGAACGTTCGTTTTGTTGCGCGCGAGGCATGCCTAATCGTTCGAGAATAAAAAGTGCACTGGTTAGGTGTTCGGATTCTGCCATGTGAGGGATTGGATTTGCTTATCTATGCTCTCCTGTGTAAAAACAATTTGGGTCGCGGCCCATTGAGCAAGCCGGATTAAAATGTCTTTGCTGGGATATTTTAAAAGGCGAAGATCGGTCGCATTAACCTGCGTGTGTCCGCTGAAGCGGCGGAATTGTTCATCGGCGAGGGTCGAGTTCAAAAACACGGCCAAGCCGCGTGCGAGGATCTCCGGAACGCCTTTTTTGCCGCTATGAAAAACGTTCAGGTGGTTCTCGAATCCTATCATTGAGGCGGCGAAGTCGTCCGGGGAAACCACACTGGCGACAATTCGCCGCTTTTCTTCCTTGGAAGAGAAGCGCCGCACAACGACATAAAACCCGCTCGGGTAAAGCCACTTCAGCGTTTTATCGTTTAACAGGATCGCGCTGGGCTTCTTTGCGTCCAGCTGCGGCCAAAGGATTGATTGCCCGGCGAAGTGGCACGGGTAGAGAAGCGGGACGGTCTGCAGGGTAGGAGAGTGCCGGAGGTGCTCTTTTAGCCGGAAGTCAACAACCGGGCCTGTTGAAACCTCAAGCCCAAGTTCGACAAGCGGCGTGCAAATAAAAGGGGCGGCGGTCTGTCGATGTTCCGGCGTGGTCGGGACATGAATAAATCGCTCCGGGTCGTCCTTCAGAACGATTTGATCGAACGGGAAGCGGAAGGAGTCGATGTCCGCAAACGTGTCGTCGGTCGAAGTCGAAACCGTTACTTCACCCTGCAGCGCCGCCCGTTCCAGAACAATGATAATGTTCTCCTGCAGAACGGCGTCATCTTTGAATGCGCGGTTTCGCGCGTCAAAGAGGTGAAGGCGCTTAATTGCTGCTTTTGCAAATATGAGGTCCCGGAACGGCCTGTAATAAGGGCCATTGCAAAAGCTGCGGGGAATGATGGCGACGAGCTGGCCGCCCGGCGTCATCAGTTCCAGAGCCAAGGCGACGAAGGCCGAATATAGATTAACCGTCTCGATGCCGACTTGCCGCAATAAGGCCCGATGCCTCGATGCGCTGTTGATTTTCTTATAGGGCGGGTTGAGAATTGAGTGCGTAAATCGCGCGGCGTCGGTCTGAATGAGGACCGCTGCGGCTTCGATAAAATCTTCCGAGGAAACGGAGATTTCCAAGGGAAGGGCCGTTTCATAAAGGGCCAGATTTTGCGCGAGGCGCTTTCTTAGCTTCGCGTCAACTTCATAGGCGCAGGCCTGAACGCGCGAGAAAGGTAGGTCGCCCGAAGCAACGCGTTCTAAAAAGGCACAAGACAGCGAGCCGATGCCCGCCCCTGCATCCAAGAGGCGGGCGGACGGGAAAGCTGTAGGTGTAAACAGCGAAGCCATGAACCGGGCGACGGTCGCGGGCGTCATAAACTGCCCGAGTTCGGATTTGCGCCCGGTGTCGATGCCTTGCCCTACCGTCCGGCGTTCGGTGTCAACACGGTCGAGTAATTGCAGCATTGGTTATGCTCGCTGTTAGGCTTCCTTTTGTTTGAGATAGCTGGCAAACTTTGCCCTGACGCGCTCCAATTCGGAGGCCATAACTGTTTTGACAAAGGTTGCCTCTTCGGAAAATCGTTCGGGCGTCTGAATTTGGCAGGTTCCATATTCGTTAACGAAGTTACCGCTTCGCGTTGCAAAGATGATGTCTCCCGATTTTGTTTTCCCAAGAACGAGGCGTTCTTGGTTGGCAGTGGTCTTGTAAAGGTCGCCGTTCTCCATGTGTTTTTCGTTGAGGTTATGAGTTCTGCTATCTCCAAATTTTTTCAAACCTTGCCAAGTTCGTGGCCGTATATATTACGGTATGATGAATGTTCCGATGCCCGAGAAAGTTTTAACATCATCAGAGCAGGCATCTTAGCTAAAAGTTACGCTTTTTCCTTGCCGCTCATATTTTTCGGTTTTGTGTACCTTTAACCTATTATAACCATCTCGTCTGTCTCTTCCTGCTCCGGCGGCGCATTCCGCCGCGCATAGCTCGCCGGCCGCGTCCGCTCGAGGATCCACGCGGCCGCTTTCCAGTCCCCCTCCGGTCCCTTGCTCGCATTCCTGATCCGCTTCAGCAACTCCGCCTCGCCCTTCGCCTGGGCTTCCGGCACGCCTTCGACCAGCAGCATCTGCAGCGTCGGGGGCTCCGGTTTGATCTGCTCTTCGGGGATCCCGGAGGCGATCAGCTCTGCAATCCGCTTTTCCTCGCGCTCGATGTGCTCGCGCCCCTCGTCCAGCCAGCGGTAATACGTCGTGCGGTGCACGCCGGCAAGCGCGCAGGCAACGGTAATCGAGTTGCCGGCGGCCAGGTGGCGGAGTAGCGCGCGGATGCGCTTGTCGTGGATTTTTAAGGTCATATAGGAATATACAGAAAGATGGGAAAAGGAAAGCCCGGCGCGGGGCCGGGCGGGTTGTTCAACGGATGTTGATGCTCACTTTCGGGACCACCTCGATGTACTCCGGC